CCGCCGTTATTCGCTCATGTCGGCCTTTGGCCTCGCACCAGTAGATGATGACGGGATGTCGGCCTCTGTTACAACACAATACATGCTCCCGGAAAATGAATTGGCAGATCACTTGACAAACATCATGTCTGCGACAGACGGGGAAAGCTTGAAAAGGGCTTATTTCATGGCCTATGAAGCCGCCAACACTGACCTGATTTCTCAAAAGAAAATCATCGCCGCCAAAGACAAAAAGAAAAAACTGTTGGGGAGCAAATAATGGACCAAGGAACAGATGATTGGTTTGCCGCCCGTTTGGGCAAGGTGACAGCCTCGCGCATCGCAGACGTGGTCGCCAAGACCAAGACAGGGGTATCTGCAAGCCGGGGCAATTACATGGCTCAGTTGATTGTTGAGCGCATGACCGGGAAACCGACTGAGTCATACAGCAACAGTGCCATGCAGTGGGGTACGGACACAGAGCCGCTTGCCCGCGCCGCTTATGAGATGACAACAGACTCAATGGTTGATGAGGTAGGGTTTATTGAACACGAATCTTTGCCTATGTGTGGCGCATCTCCGGATGGCCTAGTGGGTGACAACGGCCTGATTGAAATCAAATGCCCTAACACCGCCACACACATCGAAACCCTTATTAACGGGACTATTGACAACAGGTACATGCTACAGATGCAGTGGCAGATGGCGTGTACTGACCGGGAGTGGTGCGACTTTGTGTCGTTTGACCCCCGTATGCCTGAGGCGCTACAACTGAAAATAATTCGTGTAAACATGAATGAAATGTTGATAGTGGAATTAGAAAATCAGGTGGAACAGTTCTTGAACGAAGTGCAAGAAAAAGTGGAATTTCTCAACAACCTAAAGGTCCTTTAATGGCAAAAACCCTAAAAATCGTAAAAGCTTCTGTTGGTACATACACCGATAAAGATGGCAAAGAAAAAAATCGCTACCGCACCATTGGTAGCGTTATTGAAACCCGCGCCGGTCAGATGCTAGTCCTTGACCTGATGCCTTTCAAGGATTGGGATGGTCGGGCATTCCTGAATGACCCTGAACCTGAGGGAGAACAAGAACCGCAGTACTGATGAGGCGGTGGGGTTTGTAGCCCCACCCCGCACTGGCATTACCAGTTTTAACACAAACTGGTCTTTGTTCTGAACCATAGACAATGCTTCATATTGGCTAAAAGCCGCAAAGGACATTACATGAAACCTATAGGACAACGCTACCTAGACCTGATTGAAGAAAATCGAGATCAGTTTTCAGATGATTTTGTAGAATGGTTGCCAAAAAACGCACACATTTGGCATTATTTTGCTGTTGAGACTTTCAAAATTATTGACATTGGTTTTAAGCATTATTCAGCTAGAACCATTCTTCATTTTTTGAGACACCACACAGCTATTGAGCAAAAGTCAACTGACGGGTTTAAACTCAACAACAACTATTCCCCTTACCTTGCTCGACTTTGGGCATTGAGTTATCCGGACCGAAGTTATATTTTTGAGTACCGAAAAACCCCAAAAGCTAAATCAGACAACCGGGATGATGAAGAATGAAATACATTTACGCAATTTTTGGATGGTGCGCCAGTATGATTTTTTTGGGAATCATTTTCCGCATCAATTTTGAGCTTTTTTCTTTTGGTTGGGGGTTGCTCTGACCCCAACCTCAATCGTTGCACTGCGCACGTTTTAAGTGCATCTAAACGGGGATTAGGCGAATGGCCTTGTCCCCGTTTTGTCGATAATCAAAGCCTGTTTACGGGGTGAACGGGCTTCCTCATTTGGAATGCTGATGTGTGTCCACCGGTCAAATTCCCGAATCACTTGGTCATAACCTAATCCCGACCCAAGAATGGCCCGCACTACTTGGTCAGGCGACATCCCCGGCACTCGAATATCTGCCGCGCAACCAACCCTGTGTTGTGATGTGTCTTTGCTTCCTACGGCATCATTCACTGCTTTAGACCTAAAAGCACTATTGACTATGATGGGCTGACCAAACAACAATGTTTTGAGTTCTTCAAGGAATTCTGCAAGCCTACGGAGATTTGCCAATTCAGCTTCATTAGGCGTGTTGTCTAATGTCCTGTGGTCCGTGTGAGTCAATTCTTCTAATGTGAAATGTTCTGTCAAGTTCATTTTTTCATCCTATCGGCAATTTTTTCCATTGTTCGCCCACCAAAGTAAAACGACATTACCAACATACCCCATTGGCCTAATAGTTCAACATAAGCGGCACGTGTTTCAAATTCAAATATTGAAGCTATCGCAAATCCTGAATAAGCTATCAACAGAAAAATAAGCGTCATTGGTCGAATGTTTTTAGACAACCAGGAATCGCTTGCCATGTCGGCCTCTACACGGCGTGTTACATTTTCTTGCTCAACCTCAAACAGTTTGGTTTCGTTAGCCATTTTAGCTAACTCACCATCTTGAACCATCTTTTGTAATTCAAGTTGTGCTTTTGCTTTCGCCTCCGGGTCGGGAATCAACTTGTCCACTAGCTTCGTGCCGATATTCAAAATCGCATCTAATCCCATCATTTTTGTCACCTTTAGGTTTGTCAGTCGTTTCGTTTTGATTTAGCTTGATACCACTCAGGAATCCAATCATGCCTCCGATAAGAGTAGAAAAAGCGGGTGAAATCATCTTGAAAATTTCTGCGTTGTCCACTTCCTTGGCCCACAGACCCAACATAAAGCTGACCACCATGCTTAACACGGAGAAACACAGGGTTAGTGTTACGCAAATCGTGACTGTGTAAACCAGTTTGTCTTTGGTGTTTTGCATAATATCTGTCAGGCCATGTCATACAAAAATTTGAAAACGTCTTCTGTTAGAAAACATTTCCAACTCAATGGTGTTTTGTCTTGCGCGTTTGTTGTACAACTCTACATCCAAAGCGTTTGTTGCTTCTTCAATTTTATTAGCTTTTACGCCTTGAGCATAGTCCTCTTGCACTTTTGCAACAGCCCTAGCAAACGCAACACGTTCAACCCCTTGGCGTTCAATGATGTAGGGATACCATTTGTCTAACATAATCATTTTGCAGACCTCGCGTTAGCTTGTTCATACAAATGAAGGATTTTTGCTCTAATTTCGGCGCTGTCAGCCGTACCCGCCCATCCCGCTAATCCATTCCAAATGATTACGAGTTGTTCAGCAGAACAGTTTGGACCTTGTAATGTTAGCCATCGTAAAAGCTGTAAATGTCGCTCAGATGGATTGTGTAGTGTGTGCGCTATGTTAACAAAATCTTGAACATTGCATCTGTTTTGTGCTGATACCATAACTGTCACCGCTAAGAGGGCGACAATCATCCATTTCATTACCTCAAGTGTATCAGCGACGAATAAATCACGCCCGCCATTCCTAGTAGCATTGCACCACAGGCTTTTATGAGAATGCTCTCTAGGCGCTTAATTCGCGCACAGAGCATCTCATACCTCAATGTACAAATTTCCTCATGCGCTTCTAATGGGCTTGGCATCTGTTACCTTGTCAAAGGTTTGTATGTCGGGCTTCATAAATTGCAGATTGTTTCGCAATCTTTGATCTTCAGGTTCTAATTCTATTGCTTTTGCCACAAGCGCAAATGCTTCGTCTTTTAAGCCTAGATGCCATGCGGATATGCTACCCAAATCCCAAGGTCGAGCGCCCCAAACATCGGGGTCCATTGTGTAAACTAATGCTTTATCTTTAATTTCTAAACACGATTTGGCGGCTGAATAACATTCAACCCACAAACTTCTGCGATAACAGAACATAGCCAATTCGCACCAAGGTTCTCGCGTGTTAGGCGCTTCAGCAATAGCCAACCTAAACCATTTGTGAGCCTCTATAGATTGCCCCAATTCTTCGTGACATTTAGCCAACAATCGCATGGCGTAACATCTTTCATTAGGCCATGTTGCTTCGGGCATTGCTAAGTATTTTGTCAACGCTGTTATAGCGTCATACCACCTAGCGTAAAAAGTCAATTCACGTGCGTGATAAAACGCATTGCGAGGACAGAAAGGGTCTTCTTTGATTGCTAAATCAAGCAGTGGCATGTATTGACCACGGGACTTGGTGTTGTCAGGGTGATGGCTGACTAACAGCATATCTGTGTGAGCGTAAATTTCCTGAGTACGCCCGTCAGGTCTTGGGTATTCGTGTACGGGGTGATGCCAGTGATACCCGGCGCGATGATGTATTTTTTCGTAATAGAAGCTTATGCCACAGCCCCAATCAAATTTGTAGCGCAAACGGGTTGTGTTGTCTTGCCAAACACGTTCAATTTCTTCGCGCCATCCCGGTTCAAGGACCTCATCAAGGTCAAGAGAGATACACACATCAAAATCTCCCGGGATGAGTGCTAGGGCAGTGTCACGGGCCTTATCAAACCTCCAAGGCTTGATGCAAATTTCGTGTACTAGTGCGCCGTTTTCTATTGCTAAACCAACTGTGTTATCGGTTGAGCCTGTGTCGGCTATCAGGATTAAATCAGCGTCTTTAGCTGATTCACAAAACCTGTGTACAAATTGTTCTTCGTTTTTACTAATGGCGTATACAGCAATTTTTAATTTTTTCATGTCTTGTTGTGTTGTGTAGTGTTATTTTGGCCTGTAAAGTTGTTTCAAAATTTCAGGTGCGTGTGGAACATTAGGGTTTAACGGGTCAACCAAAGTCCACGCATTCAATTCTACTAGCCAATCATTCAAAGCCGCAATAGCAGTTTCATTTGTTTCGGTTGTTAATTTGTTTTGTACAAATGTTAACAATTCTTGATACATTTCATTTGCGAAATTTGTTCTAATTTCAATTTCATTTGCGCGTTCTGTTTCATTCATTTCGCGCACAGTCCAAACGTCTTTAACAACGCCATCAATCCATTGATACTCAGGACCTTCAACAATTTGCAACGCTGTCACTGTTGGTCGTTCAATACGCACAAATTTTGCAAAATTAGATGGCAAATTTTCTGTATCAATATCAGGAAACGCTTGTCTAAAATTGTCACCCAAAATTGGATGCTCAAAAGGTTGTCCGTCAACAATCTTAATAAATAATTCCATTACAAGTTACCCGTGTTAGTTGATGGGAATGAGCGAGTAC